TTATCAAAAACAGAATTAAAAGATTTTATCAAAGCATCCTACGCAAAAAAGAATACTGTCAAAGAAGTAGATGGTTACAAAATAGACAATTCAATTTCAACCAAAAAAAATAAAGTATATGTAAATCCAGAAGGTAAGGTTATAGTAGCAAACGCAGGAACTAGTGACATGCGAGATTGGATGTACAATGCGTATGTTCCTTTGGGACTCTATCACACAACATCGCGATACAAAGACGCGGAAAAGATTCAAAAAGAAGTAATTGATAAATATGGTAAGGAAAACATTACAAATGTAGGGCATAGTCAGTCAGGCGAATTATTACGTAATCTAGCTGACCGTGGACTAACAAATGAAGCTGTAGCATTCAACCCATACATTATTGGAAAAAAACATGAAGGCGTAGACGTAATTAGATCTAGTGGTGATTTAGTTTCTATGATGACACCTTATGTAAAGGAAACAATTCCATCAAAAACAAGAAATCCATACACGGAACACATGCCAGACGTGTTAGGGCGTGGAAAGAAAGGTGCTGGTTTCGTGCGAGGTTTATCCAATTTTGGTAATTCATTGATGCCAGTGCTAAACTTTATGAAACCTACTTATTTAGATTCTTTTGGCAAAATACCAGAAACAATTGGACGCCTTGGTGGTAAGAGATATACACCATTACAATTTGGAAAAGATTTTGTAACTATTAGTACATTAGGATTAGCACCACAAGGCAGAATTGGTGGTAAATCAAAAATAAATAAAAAAAGAATTAATAATTAAATTACGAATTATTTTTACCATAATATTTCTAAACTTGCCCATCCACGCGTACCATAGACATTATCTTTACGGTGTCGTAAATGATAGAGACGGCGACGCTCTAAAGCATAGTCCATGTCATATTGAGCCATAGTTGGGAAGTCTAAATAATTTTTCGCACCTATGGAATACAAAAACTCGCCATTTTGAAAGACATCAATCTTTTTTTTGGGTGATTGACTAGGTTTTATAGTTAATCCTAAACTTTTTGCTTTTTTATAGGAATATGGCAATATTTTATACATATAATGTAGGTATAAAATATATGCCAATAATTGACAATCCAGCTTTATATGAACACGCGAAATCAATTGCTGATCAAAAATATTCTAAACCTTCAGCGTATAAATCTGGATTTATAGTAAAGACTTATAAAGAAATGGGTGGAACATATACAGATGATAAAAAACCAAAGAATCTTCAACGTTGGTTCAAGGAATCGTGGCAAGATGTAGGACAGTTAGATTATCCTGTGTACCGACCAACAAAACATGTAAATAAAAAAACACCATTAACACCAGATGAAATAGATAAAAATAATTTAATTCAACAAATAATTCTAAAACAAATAATAAAAGGTAAAAATCTTCCAAAGTTTAAGACAAAAGTTTAACTATAGCAAGATAGTAAGATAATTCATGAACTAAACAAAAAATCTTCCATTCTTCGTCAAGATCCATTTATATACGTCAATAAATATATTTTTCTTCTTGTACTAATGTATATGTCACGCTTCAATTCATTACGAAATAGTGTAGAACCTGACCAAATCTATTTTGACATCAATGTCACAAACTTTCAATCCGCTTCCATAAAACCAACATCATTTTCATACAATGAAAGTAGAACCGTTCCTTATGTGAATAACCCTGAAGATTATTATTTAAGCGTGTTACGTTTTACTGTAGATAGTGGGACAGTGCCAGTTTTTATACCAAGCATACAACCAGATCAAGCAGACCCAAACCTTACCATTTACAGTGTGAGTATGTCATGGGATATCGCAGGTTCAGCAACCCCAGCATTTAACCATGGTGTTTTTGTATCATGGTTGCCACAGGATACTTCAATCACTGTACCATCCGCACCAAACGGAACATTTAATAAAATACAAAATAATACTACAGGATATTACAATTGCTACTCTTATACTTACATGAGTCAATTGATTAATACAGCATTACAGACTTGTTACACGGCACTAGCTACCGCAGTAAATGCTGTCTATCCAGCTACATTCCCAGCATCATTAAAAGCACCCATTTTCTCATGGGATACAACAGATAATCGCGGTATTATCAGTGCGAATATTGCTTACTTTGATCTCAATTATCAAGCTGGTATCAGTCCCACTTATCCAATTAATATTTACATGAATCAACCCTTATTTGGTCTATTTTCAACATTTCCAGCAACTATTTTAGGATATGGTCAACCAAACGGCAAAGATATTCGCCTTAGCATGTATAGTGCTGGTGGCACCAATACACAAGCAATCATTCCACCACAGGCAACGCCAGTCGCACCAGCAACCTACACTACTTATTTAGCAATTTCTTTATACCAAGAATCAAGCACTACAGCAAATCTTTCACCTATTACGGCATTTGTCATCACGTCGTCTACTATACCAATTGAACAAAGTCAAGTGTCTACACCAATTCTATTAAGTAATAATGTAAATCTACTTCAGCAAACCAATAACTCGGCAACCGCGCCAATTGTGACTGATTTAGTCATAAATGATGGCGAGTATTCGCCTAATATTGTATATAGACCAACCGCCCAGTATCGCCTTAGTACCATGTATGGCAACGCACCACTTCATAATATTGACTTTCAAATCTACTATAGATTAAGGGATAGTTCTTTAGTTCCATTTATTCTTCAAAGTGGCGGTTCGGTAACTTTAAAACTAGCATTTTTGAAAAAGTCGGCAAATAATACAAAGTTTTTTTAATTTTTTTATCTTTCGTATTAGTATAATGAGTGTAGACAGTTCCTTTAAGACCGAATTAGTAAAAGATGCCACCATCGCCGATATTACCAGTGATCTTACCTACGCTGTAGTATCTGGAGCCAGCTCTACCACATACCAAAGATTTGTAGCCTCTAGCAATAGCAATTCCTCGCTCAATTGGTCTGTTCAGCTTCCAAGTGAATCTATTGTCATGGGTCGCGACGTGCTTGTTAGCACTACCATGACCCTTACCATTAACTGTGGTTCCGCTACGGTAGGCAGTCCATTCAGTGTCCCATTTGGTGATAATGCCTTTGCTTATGGTGTAGATAGTGCCTTCTCGCCATTCCCATTTAGTCAGTTGATCGGTACCGCTTCTTGCCAGATTAACAATACTACCGTATCCGTCAATCTTCCTGACGTTCTTCCTCAGTTCCTCGCTCTTAATGATCGTGATTTTCTTACAGAGTTCAACGCGACTACCCCATCACTTCCAGACTCGGATTATGGGACTTATCTTGATGGTATAGGAGCAGGAAACAATCCTCTAGCGAACTATTCGGTAGCTTCCTATGAGAATGGTCTTCTACCTCGTGGTGCCTACCCTGTGACTATTAGTAATGTAGCCCATCAAATCTTCGGTGGTGCGATTGATGACTCACTCGTTTCTACGAATGCTCGTGATACATGGGTTATCACTCTTTCTATCCAAGTCACAGAACCTCTTTTTATCTCGCCTTTCACATGGAGTGATCCTACTCGTTCGGCAATGGGACTTGTTGGTATTAATAACTTTACTTTGACTCTTAACATGAACTCACCATCAGGTGCTGTAGTAGGCGGTGCCCCACAAACCAGATGTTTTGGATCTTCTTCTACCTATATTTCAAGCATTACCCCAGGTGTTGGAGCAAATGGTACCATGTTTAGTGAGCCAAATCTTCTTCTTAAGTTTCTTTCAACACAGCCAAGCGATATGATTGAAACTCGTAACGTAGTACCGTATTCCGATTTTCCTCGCTACATCACCCCAGCATCAAACGCTTTACAAATCCTCGCAGGAGCATCAGGCACTATTAATTCCCAGAATATCCAGATAAACCAGATGCCTTCTAAGTTTATTATATCGGTTCGTCTTCCTCAGTCCGCACAAAATATTACTAATCCTTCTACTTTCCTTGCTATTAAGAGTATTAACATCAATTTAAATAACGCGAGTGGTCTTCTTTCGTCGGCAACCACACAGAATCTCTGGAAGATTTCTCGGCGTAATGGTTCAAACCAGTCTTGGCAACAGTTCAGCGGATTTGCCCAGAAGGTAGGAACATACGGAATTGGTGGACAGAAAGGAATTAAATCAATTCCAACTGGTGGCTCTGTTCTTGTGCTAGATCCAGCACTTGACCTCTCGCTTCCTGAGACCTTAAGTAATGGTTCGCTCGGTCAATACAATTTCCAAATACAGGTAGTTGTCCAAAATCAATACGGATATGCTATTACCCCAGAAGTTGTAGTTGTATGTGTAAACGATGGTGTCATGGTAACCAATCAGGGAACCTCAACCACCTACACAGGTATTCTCACACGCCAGATGGTCATGGATGCTAAGCAGATGACCGCCATCCCATCTACGGAAGAAATACGCATGGTTGGAGGAAAAATGGGTGATATGTCTTTAGTACGCCATGGCTTCAATCGTTTACCTGAAGCTCATAAACAGACAATTAGCAAATATGCTGATAAAGCAATGCCTTATGTACCTGTAGCTCGTTCGCTCGCAAAACATCATTTATCATCCATCCTTAAATAAAAAATAAATCATTTATAATTTTTTTATATTCTGTTAATATTATATGGTGAATCCTACTTTAACCTACGATAATGAATACAATCGTCGTTTAAGGGAAATACTGACAAACTACGATGATGTTGAAGCATCACGCAATTCGCCCACTATGATTACTGGTGGCATGCGTCTTCAATCACACACAAATGCTGGTACTACACCATATGATGGACGCGAAGGTACCGCACCTTTTTCTAACACTATAACTGGTGGTGTTCGTCATCCACGCATGATTGAAGATATTTTTGATACGCTACCACCAATTACGGATATGCGATACCGCGGACGTGTTCCAAAAATGCCATCTAACGCACAAATTATGAGTGCTTATAGTAATGCCATGAAAGGTGGCGAAATGATCGGTGGAAATGATGCCAAGTTTTGGGGAAAGTTTGCCCTAGATACTGGTATTAAGGCATACCGTTTAAAGAATCAATTTGACAATCTTATGGGTCGTGGTGCTGTAGGAGGAAATCGCCGTGCCAATACTAAAGAAGATGCCGTATTCTGGCGTGATTTTGCGGAAAATACCGCAAATAGCATGGCAAATCTTGGAGATAAAGCAAAGAAACTTTTTGGTGGTAAAAAAGGTAAAGGCGGATTTCTTCCATTTATGCCAAAACAACGCAAATCACCTCAAGAACAAATGTTTAGTAATTTGGAACGTGGTATTAATTCCACAGAAGAAGGCAGGTCATGGAATCAAAGTATGGAAGACTCAAACAGAAGACAAAGAGAGGCATGGGACGCAGAACCTTTTTGGGGCGGAAATCGTCGTGCCAATACTAAAGAAGATGCCGTATTTTGGCGTGATTTTGCTGATAATACCGCCAACAGCATGGTAAGTCTTGGAGATAAAGCCAAGAAACTTTTTGGTGGACGCGGACGCGGAAAACGCGCGAATCGTAAAGAAGATGCTGTATTCTGGCGTGATTTTGCTGATAATACCGCAAACAGCATGGTAAATCTTGGAGAAAAAACAAAGAAACTTTTTGGTGGTAAAAAAGGTGGTGTATCTATGAATGATATTATACGTTATTCACCAAAAATCATGGCGTACAATGCTATTAATAATGCTACTGGTCGTCACCTTCCAGGACTTTTTGGTGGTGAACAATACGGTTCTGGTCTTCCTAAAAAGGTTGGTAGATCCGCACGTGGTGCGATTGTTTCGCAGGTCATGAAGGAACATGGTCTTTCTCTTCCTATGGCATCCAAGTTTGTAAAAGAAAATGGACTTTATTAATTTTTTCTATATTTAGTATAATGAGACAAATTGGAGGTTTTTCGTTTGATACATATTTTGGTAATACAAATAAATCAGCTCGTCAACATGCTTACAATACCGCAAGTAGACGAGATCAAAAAATCATGGCAAGAAATGATCCAAGTCTTCTTGGTGGTGCCGGTAAAAAACCATCGCGTGGTGCTATTGTAGCAAAATGTATGAGAGATCGTGGTTGTACACTAGGCGAAGCATCAAGATATGTCAAAGAACATGGACTTTATTAAATCTTTTTTTTAAAAAGGCGTGTTAATAGACTTTTTACGAATATTATTAGAAGTTTTCAATAACTTCAACGCCAAAAATAAAATAAATATCTTGTTTTACTATAAGATGTTTCATTATGTTGACCCCAATGAAGAATTACTTCAAAAAAAACGCGTATTACAACAGTTAATTAAAGCAAACAAAGTTGATAGGGGTCTAGGGTTGACAAAACCAGAAGCACAAAAAGTGGATGATCTAATGAAGGCATGTGAAGATATTGAAACGCAAGGTACAATCGTTTTAAAATCTTTATCTCAAAGTATTTTACGATCATCAACAGTCCCACAAGATAGTATTCAACGATTTTATGTTGCGATTCGTAAAGGTTTATATACTTTATCACGTTCTACATTTATACAAACACCATTATCGGACATTCAAAATCTTACTGATTATAGAGATAGTTTAACTTCAATAATGGTTTCTTTAGAAGATACTTTTTTACTTTTAAATGAAGAATTGTATGGAAATGTTGAACCATTAAAAGGACGTACACTTGAAGAATACAAAGCACAAACTGGAAAAGATTATCGTAAACCAGTTCCAGCCAAAGAATTAAGAGATTCAATTGATAGAAAAGTTGATGAAAATACTCAAATATTATTAGAAGATGAATCAAATTATCAAAAAGGAAAGAAAATACAAGCTGGATTACAACGACTCTATATCGCGTTAGATGGGATACAACAAGAAATAGATGGTTTACAAAAACGCATTTATGAAACAAATGAATTAAGGAATGTTTTTATCACAGCTCGTGATCGTATTAGAGATCAAACACTCGCAGTTTATACCGACGCGCGACCCAATAAAGATGAACGAGCAAGAGCATATCAAGTTCAGTTTCTAGTAGAACAACGAAAAATAGATGATGTAGAAACTTCATTACAGGAATTAGAAGAAAGACGGCGTCAACTTCCAGTAACAAAACAAAATATTGAAGCACAACTTTTAAGACAAGAAGAAGTATTTAATGCGATTCCATCAAATAGAGATGTAATAGATGTACAACGAATGGCACCAGATGAATATCAAAGACAGTTATTCTTTGAAAAACGATCAAGGATTGTTGATGCTGACTTTTCTTTAGTCATGAAGGATCTTAATATATTTATTAATTCTTTAACCGATGGATTAGTTCGGTTTAAATCAGGTCTTTCATCCCAATTATCCAGATCGCAAGTAACCAACTTTAGAACGCCAAGTCAACGAGCAGTAGCATCTTTAGGTGCTGGTATGTACAAAGATTTAACCAAAGGTATTCATACGCGATTCCTTTAATTTACATGTCCTTAATTAAAAATGCTGTTTTTTCAGTAAGTATACAACGAGGATAGGCACGAATAAATGTTGCCCATCGTCCTTCTATTTGTTTCAATTGATGTATTTGTTTCTTGTCTAATCCTAGATATTGATCGCACAAATAATTCAATGATTTATTTCCAGCCGTTTGGGGAAATATTGTAATACTCGTAGCTTCATTCAGAATGACTTTCGTTTGGTTACCAGCGGTAGCATTGTGGCTTGTGAACACGCATGTTGTATGGAAATGGCGACCAGTTTGTAGAATCTCATCCAAGATTTGAAATACTTTCTTTTTTGTATGTTTATCACTAATTACATCACAATCATCAAAAATAACGCATGCCTTTTCAAAATCTTTTGCCGAGACTTCACTTTTAAAAAATGCCTCACCTTTTATATTGATTCGTTTAATATATTTCAATGTATCTAAACATTTATCATCATCAATGGTGCTAAATAAATAAACATCATGTTTAGGGTATTTTTTATGGTATTGTTTCACGTACTCAGCCGTGTAATACGATTTACCACTACCAGACATGGCAGAAATATAAAGAACATCTCTTTCATTATTGCTAGGTATTTGCTGAAACTTTAGATCACCAGTTAATTGAATCCCACGCTTACCATCTTCCACCATTTCTTTATTAAGGTATAGTGTGCGTTTATTAACAGTAGCAATTGGACATTCTCCTTCCCCAAATGTGAAACTCATTTTATATAAGAGTATATTTTTTATTGAATAATTTATCCCTATAATGTAATGAAACGAAAATCCATAGATTTACTACATAATAAAATTGGTGATATAGCACACAGATTTTCTATACAAAATAAAGTAAAACTATTAGGATCTAATTCATACCGTGGTATTCTTTTTCCAAGTGATTATGATTTTGTCTCTAAAATAACAGAACCCATGAAAGCGTTTGCTAAACATTTACAAGAATTATTTAAAAAAGTTCCGTTTATTTTCCTAGATTTTAAAGCAGGTATAGATCCTACAAAAAAAGACAAAAAACTTCGTTGGACTCCTAAAGATTTGGTGCGTGGTTTTGTAATAATACGTGGACAAAAAAAGACATTAGAAGAAGCATTGAAAGAAAACATGTTAATTAAACTAGACTATGCTATAGCTCTAGGCAATTCATTTTTAGAAAATAGTATTATATTTGACACACCATTTCAAACTAAAAAAACTAAAACACAAATAGAAAAAGATTTAGAACAAGACATATCAGCGTATACTAAAGAAAATAATTCCATGAAATCATTAAAACGATTGTTTTCCTTACTTGTACTACAAAATATGAAAATACCTTTACAAAAAAGATTAATTGATTTCTTTAATAGTGATGTTGGTCTTGTAAATAAAATCGCAAATGATTTACAATTTCTATTACTTATTAAAGACTCAATTACATTTGAACAAATTGTAAACACTACCCAGATGATCAAAGAACGATTAAGTACCGTTTCATGGATAAATAAATTAGAAGTATTCAATACAATCAC